ACTCATTTTTTATTTTTTTTAGATAAACTAATAACTTTTTAAAGTTTGTTTTTTTTATATTATATTCTTTTTTCATAATACCCATCCTACCCAATTAGCTTCAGTATCAGGGTACATATCGTCATTACTATTCGAGTAGTACTTTGGAAACTTTGTTGAAGCGTTAAAATTCATATAGTCTATAAACCTTCTAGTATAGAAATCTGCAAAGTCTCTATATTTTTGTACTAGAAAATCAATCTCATCTTTTGTGGGTAAGTCTGCGTTTTCTGAACGATGCCTATAAGTGCCTCCTTGTTTTGTAGCGTAATTTGAGAAAGGAAGGAAATCGACCATACTAAACATTATTAACATTGGCTGCACGTATTCGTTAACTAAATAAAAATAGTCAGGATTTGCTGCGTGTGTTAAAGTTCCATTAGTAATCATTTCTGAAATTTGGTTGTATAGATCTGTACCTAGATAATTTTGGATGTGCATTTGTTGTGCAATCTTGACAAAAGGTAAAAGCAAATCTGCGTCTACTGACCCATCAATTATGGAGTTTCTTACTAAGTCTGTTCTCGATATAAATAATGCTGTAGCCATATCTTTATTTTCTATAATTTGGGTCTAAGCTCCACCAATCATTTTTAGGTTGAGCCACTTGAGCAACTTCAGGGACATTAGTTTCTATTTGTGCTTCCTTTTTTAAACTAGGGTCTAAAGCTGCGATTTTACGTCTAGCCTCTGCTACTGTAATTCTCTTGTTGTTTTTTCTTAAATATGTTCTACGTTCCCAATAGTGTTGACAATTAACTCCTCCTTTGTAAAGCCATAAATTATAAGAATTTGAACCACCAGGACCGAACCCAGGATTATCCGAACTTTCTTTGTCTAAGTCCTCCATTCTATAAACTTTTTTAGCTGACCACATTTTACGACAAAATTCTCTTTCTGGATTATTACTTCCGTAATACCTATAACGCACTTTTATTATACTCGTATCTTGAGAGCTTTTTTTGTTTGGGGTGCTAGTAGGTACTGTAGCTAAATCCATAGCAAATTTTAAAGAGTGGTTTAGTATTTTGTCATAGTCATTAGCAGGTCTTGAATCTATTAATTCGTAGCCTTCTATTTCCTCGTCTTCGCCTTTACCTTCTAACTCACTTAAAATAGCTTTAGTTAACTCTTCGTTTACATTTAAAGGAACGCAGTTAGGAACCTCTTTTCCATCTTTTATTTTTGTGCCTATTTGCTCATATCCTTTCCAACAAGGAGCCTTTAACTCTTCGTGAGTTTGACAAGGCATATAATAAATTTTGCCATCTAGCTCGTGTTCGTGATAGCCCATACATCCTATTTCATTAGCTTTATTTTCAGCTTCCTCAATCGTTTCGTATGCTATTTTTCCATCAATTACTTTTGAAAATGAAAACTTTTGTCCAGTTTCCTCTTCTATTTGTTCTTTATTAGTAGCGTTTGTTAAGTCGTTAAACTCTAAAGGTTGGAGCGTTTTAAAGTATAAATTAAGGACTATCTTATTGTAAACTAGTATATCGTCAAAAGCATTTAATAAAAGTTGCTGAAAAGGTCTTATAACAGTATTATCCATTAATGTAGAAGCTGTAACTATTTCCTCTGCATTATTTCCAAAACCAGTCATATCCTTAATACCAAATAAAATAGGACTAGTAACTCTATGAGCTACCATTATTTTTTTCATAGACTCAGTAGATAAAAACTCGTATTGTTGTGGAGCGTCACTTAATTGAACTGCCTCCATAGTTGCTGCAGAATCTGCCGAGTCATTAAAAGCTAGTATATAACGCCCAGCATTAGAAGTGCCTTGGTATTTTGCAGCTATTTTTTGTTCTATAATATTTCTCTCCTCTTCAGTTGGAGTACCATTATTAAAGTTTATTAACATTGAAGGTGCTAAACCATTCATTATGTTATTTAAGTGATAGTTAGCTATTTCCTCTTCTAGCTCAGCATATTGTATTCCTCCTTGGTAGTCTACAGGACTATAATATTTAAATCCAGCTCTATAAGGTTTTATGTAAAGTATTTCCATTTCACTATTAGAAGACCCAAATACTGGTATTCTCTCTAGCTCATCACCTTGTTGGAACTCTTCCCAATCATAAAAATAATAGTAAGCTGGAATCTCTCCCTCTTCATTACATTTTTCAGCCCTTAAAGTCTCTATTGGCACGTGCTCCACTTGAGCTATTCTTAACCTATCTTGACTATAAATAACTTGGATAGCACATTGACCCATTAGTTTTAAATCACTAGCTAGTTTCATTTGCATATCCTCAGAAATCATAGATTTCATTTGTGCATACTCATCTGGTTTTCTATTAGAGTCTGTAGCGTCTAAATAACGTCCAACTATCATTTGTGAAATACCATTAATAAGAGCGTTGTTAGTAGCAGACCCATTATACCTATCAATCAAAAATTGAAAGTAGTTATTATCTGCTCCATATTGTATCCAATCTTGGTTGTTTACCTCTCTTACTTCAGGTGTTGTATAGGTGCTTAATTGTAAAAAGTTTACTTTCATATTAGAATATTATATAGTCGTTATTTCCTGAAGTGTTTTGAATATATTGTCCTTGGTTAACATCATAATAATTATTAGTTTCTTGGTCTATAGTTTGATCTGTACAAAATATTTTATCTCTAAATATAACAGTTCCACTTGTATTAGTTATTTTAATATCATAAAACCTTCCCTCAATTAAGTTTAAATTCATAGTAACAAACATAGTGTCGTTAGTTATTACAATTCCTACTTCGTCTTCCCAATCATTTGTCGCAAGTTCCCAATCTACATTATATGTATTCCAAAAACTACCAGAAGTTAAAACGCAATTCTCATCGTTTGTGCTTTCGTCTCTTATACAAATTGTAGCGTCAGTTACATACTCCCTGGGTATTATGCCAAAAGTTTGTTCCGTAGTAGCAGTAGTTAAAACTATCATTTTATCCTTTAATAGTATAACGTAATTTTTTTAGTTTTTGTATAAATAAAACTATTACATAAAGAAATAGGGCTTTTACGCCCTACTTCAAAACTAAACACAGAAAAAAACTTTATTATACTGGGCTTATTGCAGCTCCAATTTGTAAAGCACTTACTACAGCACTAGCACAGAAAAAAGCTGGTAACTGCTCTTGAGCTGTAAATGTTAAATTAAATCCTGTAAAATCTGCAAGGGCTGTCCCAGTTCCTATTGTACCTGCAGAAACGTCAGCTCCATTATACGCTCCTACTAGGAATGTATTAGAGTTAAAGTCTTCTACAAAAACGTGAGGGTTTCCTTTGACTACGTCCTGTAATTCAGCTTGAGTTAATTTGTCTAATTTTTGTAATTGAACAGTAACATTTTGGTCGTAATAAACCGTACCATTCTCTGCCGAAGCAGTAATCGTTTCCTCCATTCCAGAAGAGCCTGGTTTTACCAGGTATTTATAGGCTGCAGGTGTCGTGCTAATTGCAGTAACTTCAGCTCCAGTAACAGATAAGTTTCCTAAAGTTCCAAAGTCAGCTAAAATTATACTCTTAACGCCTCCAACACTTTTGATGCAAGGTAGATTTCTACCTGTACTTAATATTGAACAACTCATTGATATATATTTTTATAAAAAAAAGGGTAAGCAGGTTTGTCCCACCTACCCTAAATTTTGGTTAATTTAATTATTAAGAATAAACTACGATGTCAGAAGCAATTCCATAGTTCACAGTTCCAGAGAATCTGCAAATAACTCTAACATTAGAAGAGCCATCTAAGTCGCTCATATCTAATAGTTTTACTTCATTCATATTTCCAACTAAAGAAGTTCCAAAGTATAAGTTTGAACGCTCTGCAGCCATCATTGAATTGTCATTCATTCCTTGTGCTACAAATACTTTAACTCCGTCAAAAGAAAGACTTCCGTTATTCCACCATTGAGTTCCCATTGCGTTAGTACCTGCTGCTCCTAGTCCATTTGCTCCAAAACCTCCTAAAGCTCTAACATAAGCTCTAGCTACATTTTGTGAAACGTATAAGTGTAGGTCTTCTTTTCCATATAAAGCTGACGGAATTTGGTCAACTACGAGTCCCATTTGAGCAATTACGTTTGCAGCATCAACTGCGGCAGCACCAATTTTTTGAGCTGCAGGAATTGTAGCGTCTGCTGCGGCTAAAGTAACTAAACCTGCATACTCTCCTACATTTGCAGCTACACCTCTCCAAATTGTTTGCTCAGTTTTTTGAGCTATCTCTGCTGCAACGTGAGCTAAGATAAAATCTGAAAATTGAGGAGGTAGGTTTTTAAAGCCCGAGAACCCCATCGATTGCGCCTCCCAATCTTTTAAAAAGTCATTTTTACAAACTTGTAAATTAACTTGTAAATTATCTGGCTCAAGTATTCTCTCAGTAAGAGTAATAGAAGAGTTAGGGTTAAAGTCGCAAGTAGCATCAGATACTAAAGACCCAGTGTCTACTTTCTTAATAGTTTCTCTAAAATTGATATTTGGTTTTACTGTAATTCCTCCGTCATTGATTGTACTCGCAGAAAGAAGAGCAGCAGCGATATACTGATTTCCGAACTCACCGGAATAACTTGTAGTTATCGAAGTTGTAGTCGCTAAATTTATATTTCTTTTCATTTTATTATTTATTTATTTATTAATTATTATGCTTCAGATGCCCATATTCCGACACCGCCTACGATAAACCACTTTGTTAAAGCTACGGCTCTGATTATTACATAGTCTCCACTATTTGCAGTTGCTTTAGTGTTTACCCAATCTTTGTCTACTACTCCACTAGCTACAGAATCTGCTGCAGCGTTAGCGATAGATCCGTGAAAACCATCTGAAGAGTGTGGACTTAAAGTGATTATGTTGTTACCGTCTGCTCCTGTATTTCTAAATAAATATGTTAAACCTATATTTTCAGAATGAATCTGAGGTAGAGAAATAACTAGTGCGTCTGTCGCAACGTTTTGGTCGATTCCTGCGTCTCCTGCTGGAATTGATAATGAAGCAGAAATAGTATTTTGTGATACTTGTACTCTTACGTCATCGTTACTTGTGTGTATAAATGTACTCATTGTTTTTATTATTATTTTTTAATTTGACTTATTTTTGCTAATACTCTATCTATAGTTGTCTCTGGTCTATTTTGACCATATAGAAAAGTATCATTCTTTTTATTTGGAGCTTGAGTTAAAGGTTTACGAGCTGGTTGTTTAGACATTTTTTCTTTTACCTTTTCAACTTCACCGTACTTCTTTTTTAATTCCTCAATCTCTTCTTTTACTTCCTCGATTATAGGACTTACTACCTCTACTACTGCAGCGATAATATCACCCATTTCAGGAGCTACTTCGTCAGGCACTTCAACTATTACTTCCTCTTCCATATCCTCTCTTACGTCTTCCTTCTCGTCAGCGATTCCGTCCTTGTATCCTTCCTCTTCAGCTTCTGGTATAGTTTCAAGTCTAATCTCATCAATTAAACCGTCATCTTTTACTACTAAAATTCTACCGTCCTCTATGGTATACTCGCCACTTGGTAGAGGAACTCTCTCGTCTTCGTCTGTTACGATAAAAACGCTTTCACCCTTGTCGTAGCTATCGGCAAAAATTCTCGTACCGTTATCCAAGACAAGCTCTTCTAAATCAACTTGCACCCCTAGGAGCGTATTGATTTTTTTTAACATTTCACTTGCTTTCATTATTTATTATTTAATTATTAATGTTTATTATAATACTCTGTTTGCAACGTTAATAGATGCGATAATCGTATCGTAACTATTGTCATATTCTCTGTATTCGTCTTGCATATCTTGCAATATTAATTCACCGTATTGAAAATCTGAATTACTACTAGGGTCTATACCTAGCTCTTCAGATAATAAAGCGTATTTATTTAAATTCTCTTCTAAAGCGTCCATTTTAATTTTAAACTCTGAAAAATGACTATCTGTGTCCTCGTAATTAGTTAAATATTCTTGAGCTAGTTCTTTAAACTCCACAACTCTAATCATAAAATCGTTAGCGTCTGCAGATAATCTTTGCCATTCGTCATTTCTACTAAAATTTTCTGCCTCATCAATAGAAGAGTTTATATCGTCTATAGCAGCCAACTCTAATTTGTTTTCAGCTTTTAGAATAGCGAAGACTTTATTGTCTTCAGAATATAACTTATTTAGTATAGTTTTAAATGCGTTCATATTATGAAAAATCTGCTAGTCCAAAGCGTTCATTAGCTTGTCTTAATACTTCTTTATAAGCATTTTTAAACTCAGAGTCTACTGATTCTGCATTACTTAAAATGTCTTTAATTTCTTCGTAGTTTGATACTAGTTCGCTAGGATTAATTCCTAACTCTTCTGACTTTGATTCTAATTCCTCTATTTTAACTCTCATATCTGTATATGCTTCCTCAAAACTATAACCTGCTCCATTTACTACATAATTATCGACTGCTATACTAAGCTCCGTTCCAAAATCTAAAATTTTATCTTCCCACTCTCTCATAAACTCTGCTCCATAACTAGCCTCACTATAAGATTGTTCAAGCCAGTCAAATTCATTATCTATATCACTTACTAAAGACAAGTCTACTTTTTTTAGACTATCTTTTTTAGCGTTTTTTAGTTTGTTTAAAACTACTTGGTTTAATTTAATTGCCATATTTTTCTTTTATATATCCACAAATTTTAGGAGCAGCCTCAGCTCCATATCTTTTAGTTTGATCTGCTATACACTCGTCCCAAGGGTATTCCTCAAGGTTTACCTCTTTCTCGATTTGTCTTAAAATAAGTGGGAAGTTTAAATTGTCTTTGAACAACTTTTCTGTAATCCTGTTTAGCTCATTCATACCTATTTAACGTAGTATAAAATTATTTTGCATTTTCAGGTTACACGAGTAATAACTCCAATACCTTGAGCCCACAAAGACCCATCGCAGCACTCCCTGGAGTAAGTGTTTTCGTCTTTACAATAACAAGCCCTAGAACTACTAGAAGGACTAGCTGGGTTCCAACGCTCATTATAAGGCATAGTTTGACTACGCCTATTCATTTTATTTGTTCGTTTTCTTACTGGCATTTATTAACATTTTTTTTATTTTAAGCAACTTGACCCCTGCTTGTATTTGAGATAATTTTTCTTTGTCAATTTGTTCTAATTTATTTATAGCCCAATTTACTCCAGATTTTCCTCCCCAAGCATCGTACATTATAGGGCCGCATCCATCCTCGTAAGAGCCCTCGCTATTTCCTTCGTGCCTTTTATAAGATGCCATACGAGCTATAGTTTCACGACTTATATTTTCTTTGTTAGCTAATTGACTAGCTCTAGTCCAGCCTACTGGAGTTCCACAGCTTGAACCATTCTCTTCTTTATATTTAATTGCTTTCTTAGCATTGTTAACTGCAGACTCTGGGTAGTCATTATAAGTTTCTAGCTCTACTTCATTTAGCTTGTCTTTTATTTTTTCTTTTGGTCTCTCTTCTCGGTCAAGGAAAAAACCCTCAATACTAAAACCTTTTACGTCACCAGTCTTAACAAAGTCTTTCCATATATCCTCGTTGTTTACTTTTACAGCACCCATCCAAGTTCCTACTGGTACGTCCATATTGTATAGAGCTGACTTGTCTTTGTCTTTGTCTTCTACTATCCAAGACTCTACTAAGGTTAAACCTTCTATATCAAATTTGTGTTCTAGTGTAGCGTTGTTCTGTTTACCTTTTTGCAAGAATAACTCACTAGCTTTTTTTACAGTCTCTTTTGAAAAGTATATATAATACTCCTCTTTTCCTTCTTTACGATATATAGTTTTATTAGGCACTAAAAGTGCACCCATTAAAATTCTTTTATCCTCGTCTAAGGTTTTTAGTTTGTATTCTTTTTGTTTATTAAGAGCTACGAAATTCTCTTCTATTGCTGGGCTTTCTACTATGCTTATAGCGTCAATACCTGCTAACTCATCCTCTTCGTCTATAATCAGTTCTACTATTTTCATACTTATATAACGTTTTAATTAATAATTTTGTTTTTATATTGTAGCTCCCTCTACTATATTTCTCTCTAAACTTTGAGCTGTAGTTACATCGTTGCTTACTACAAAAGCTCTTACAGGTTCTTGAGTTTGACTAGCTATAGTCTCGGCTAATTGGCTTGTATCACTTCCTCCAACTATATTAAATGAAGGAGCAGATACAGTCGCTGGAGTTCTAGGTGCACTAGGTGAGCCTCCTCCTGAAGCCTTAGGAACTTTAACTGAATTAATAGCTTTTACATTTGCTAATCCAGATGCTATTTCTGCAGCCATAGCTAACGCAGCTCTAAATGGAGCGTCTGGAGTTGCTATTGCTAATTGACTTTCTCTAGCCTTATTAGCATTTAAGTAAGTTGCAATTAATGCCGCAGCACTAGCAGTAAGTTTGCCAGCTTGAGTCTCAGCACCAAGTAATCCTGAAATTTTACTTAACGAATTTGCGTAAGACATTGTAGCCTCTTCTTTTTGTTTTTGTTCTAGCTCTACTATTTTAACTCTAGCTTTTCCAAAGGCTGCACTTAATTTAGTTCTTTGCTCTTCACTTAAAGTTTCGTCTTGTAATAATTGCTGTTGTCTTTCGTTTAATAATTGTCTTTGCTCGTCAAAAGTTAATTCTTCAAATTCAGCGTCTAACTCTAGTTGTTCAATTATTTTTTCTTGTTCTAATAACTTGTCAGCGTCAGCTTTAGCTTTGTCTTCTAAAGCAAACTTTTCTCTTAATTCTCTTAGTTTGGTTTCTTGAGCTTCTAGTAATGCTTCCCTGTCTCCTCCAAATTTTTCTTGGTCTAAAAGTAATTGCGTATACTCATCGTTTATTTTTTTTCTCTCTTCAGCTCTTCTCTCTTCCTCAGTATCTATTCCTCCTTGTCTAATTTTTTCTAAAGCTTCTTGTTTTTTCTTTTCGTCATCTATAGCTTTTTTATCTGCTTTCTCTTGGTTTGCTTTAGCCTTGTCACTTGCAGCCTTTTTGTTTTTTTGTTCTTGTAATTCAAAACCTGCTTTTCTATTTTTTAATTTAGTTAATTGATTTTCAGTTTCGTTTATGGCTTCCTCACCCTCTTCAGCAATACCTTCAGGGTCGAATACAAAAGTTCCAATACCCTCGTAAAAGTTTTTAGCCAGGTTAGCTTCTTTGCCTAATACCTTAGCTACCTCATCTACTGCTACTAATACTGCAGCGAGTGGAGCTGTAAGCATTAATATAATACCTGATAGTATTTTAGAGTTTCTCTCGGCAGTTTCTACTTGAGCTTTTTTAATTTCTTTTTGTGTTATTAATTGAGCCTCAAGAGCTGCGATAGCTTCGTCTGTAGCTAACTTTTTTAAGTTTAATATATCTTGTTCAGTTTGTCCTTGTTGTCTTAAAATATTTTCAGTAGCCGCAATAGTATCGTATGCTTCTTGGGTTGCTGCGACTTGCTCTTCTTGTAATCCTAATAAAGTTTTAGTCTCGGCAGATACTCCATTAATAGCCTCTGTAATATCGTCCCAATACGCATAGATAGCTCCTAACGCTACAACGATTGCTCCAATACCTGTAGCTATAATAGCTTTACTAAGACCTTTAAAACCTAGTGCTAAACCTTTTAATCCTTTAGTTCCTTGTAATAATCCTTTTTGCAGATCATTGAATTTAGTAACTGCACCGCCAGTAGCCTTGTCTAAAAGTCTAGTAGCGTCTCTATTTTTTTGTGCTGTTTTACCGAATTTGTCTAAAGCATTTTGTACGCCTTTGATTTCCTTTTCAGCTTCTTTGCCTCCTTCGACTGCTATTGTTTGGATTGACCTTCCCATCTTATTTGTTTTTTAAGTTTATCTTTTCCCTCTTTAAAGTTTTTTGAAAGTTTTTTAGCACCTTGAGCAAATTTGATATTATCAGTTTCACCGTCTGCGTGTTTTAACATTTCTAATATATTTTTTATCATAGCTCGTTTAATATTTCTATATCACTTTCACCAGTAATTAAATTGGTAGAGATAGTATTAATTTTATAGTTTTGGTTATTAATAGTTAACGTATCGTTTAACTTTAAATCGTTTATTATACTTAAAGGCAAATAGGCTTTTATCTTTATTAATCTTCTTTTACCATTAAAAATATTAGTTATATATGTGTCGTAGTTTTCTTTAAACAAAGTACCTGGGAAATCTGAAGACCCTGTATACTCATTAAACTCATCTCTAAAGTTTAAATTCTTTGTGCTAGTAGAAGCTGAAATAGCTAAACTATTACTAGGAATAAAATAATTATCTAAAGGGGAGTTTATGTTTGAACCACTAGGAGCAGACTTAAAAGAAATAACTGTAGTTCCTGAACCTGCTGCTTGGTGTATAGGATAAAACAATAAAGGTTTACCTAAAATTGGTTCTTGGTTTTGGTCTACAAAATATCCATATTGTATAGACGTTTGCGTATTTGCTGCAACTCCTGACCCAGTATTAGTTAGTCTTTCATACATTAAATGTTCAAATGGAACGTCAACTGTATAAGTAGAATTTGGGCCGTCAAAATTATCACCAATAGTATCGTTTCCATCGTATTGCTCAGACCCCCATTTACGTCCATTAAGTTGGCTATATTGCTGGGCTAAGATAGTGTCAGTTTCTGCATATTTAAAATTAATAGCTCTATATGGCAAAGCAATATTAACTTGGCTATTTTCAATATCTATATATTTTGATATATCATAGGTAGATACATTTGTAGAATAAAAGTCATCTAAGGTTTGTACTTTAATTTTATTAAAATCTGGATTTACAGACCCATTAGCTAATAACGTATTGTCATCTAAAAAAGCTGTTAAATTAAACATACGAAATATAGAAGTTAAAAAGTCTATAATTTTCATATCTGGAATTTGACTAGGTATATCAAACGTAAAAGCTGCAGTTGCATTAAAAGCTACTGTATAAGTTTCTACCCATCCTACTTGAACATTTGGGTCGTAGCCAGCTAAGTCCCACTTTATTTCAGTGAAATTAATTTGAGTTGCTGAAAAAATAGTTATAGTGTAGGTTGCTGCACTAAACGTCCCACCTAAACTACTTGCACCTACAACAAGAGTTCCCCCTCCTCCTTGTAGATTTGCTATAGTAGCGTGAGTCAATCCATTTCTATAAATTACAACTGTAAAAAGATCTGTGCTTGTAGTTGTTAATAAAAGTTTTTGAGTAGTGTTTGGTATACCTGAAACTAAAACTCCATTTGTGTCTAACCAATTATTTTGTATAACTAAACCTGTACCATTAAACATATTGGTAGCTTGAATAGTTGGAGGGCCGAATCCTGTAACTGGGCTTGGAAAAGTTTGTACTAGAGACTCGTCTGGTACTCCTCCTTTTTTTCTATGTAACCACAAATGTAAGTTGTAAAACTCAGCGTTACTAGTATTAAAGAAATCGTCACTAAATACTAAATTAGAGTATTGAGCTGTAATTGCGTCTATTACTTCTTTTACTCTTATTGAATATTTTAAGTCTGAATATAAAACTCCATTGTCATCGTTCCCAGGATAATATAAATTTCCATTTGCTTGAGTATTCGTTACTGTGTCGTAATATAAACGTGAGGGAGGAGGCACTAAATCAGAGTCTTTATTAGAAGCTCCAGACGTTATTAAAGGACAAAGTATTGGGCCGTTTGCAGTTTGTAATCTAGCTTTAACTGTAGCTGAATCGTAGTTTAGATTATATTGTACTAGTGAAGTTAGGTTCTGTAATTTAGCCTCACCTAAAGTATCTTTTAAGCTAACTGTATTTCCATAGAAAACAATCTTATAAGCGTATGGAGCATTTCTTTTTAACTCCACACCTTCTAATCTAACAAAGCCTATTTTAAAAGGAATGTTATTGAGTTCTATTTTTGCTGGTCTTTTGTCTCTAGCATCAAATCCATTAATAATATCAAAATTATAATAGTGTTCAAATATTTTATTATTTGACTTAGAAGCTGGTATAGTAAAACTTTTGGTAAACTCAGTAAATATCTTAGCTGGGTCTTTTATGTTTTGGATACTTTGATTTATAGTTACAGTCTCATCTTTAAATAAATCTATTCTTTGATATGCAATAGTTTCAGGCAAGGGGTTATTATCTATAAAAAGCTGGAGTTTTTGCATTATCTAACATTATTTATATAATCAAATGACATTGAAAAATCAAACGTATATTCAATTAGTTTATCATTTACTATTGTTTTTTTAATCAAATTGTTTTTAGTAACATTTACTGGAACGTATTGCGTTGCGTTAGGATTTGTAGGGTCAAGCCTTGTTAACCATACTTGTTCAGATAATAGTAATTGCTCAAACCAAGCATTAGTCCACTCTGGATAAAAACCTGAACTAAGAGTTATACTTGTATTTGCTAAAGTATTGAAGTCTTGTTTTGTGTGAGTGTTTACATTATAAGAGCCATTCCCATCTATTATATTTCTTTGGAATTGTTCTTGTTTTTTAGTTGTAGTGTTAACTGATTTTAAAAAGAACCATAAATCTTGTAAAGCTCCAAACTTATTAACAAATGTTATTTTATTTCCATCTCCGTATTTACTACAATCAATTCTAACAATATTCATTCTAATACCGGCAGGAGTTCCGTTTAGTTGTGTATCATTTGCACCATAACTATTATAACCCATTGACTCATTAGCAATTATATAAGGAATTTCTGAAGCTGCTCCAACTGGTGCATAAATATAGTATTCGTCATTTATTCCTGTGTGATCTGGATTTCCACTTATTAACCAGGTTGGTCTTGAACCAAAAGGAACTGTCGGATTTGCTCCCTCCATAAAAGTTCCATAGGCATCGTAACCTACGTCTGTAATTGTACTAGTAGTTAAAGCTGTACCACTACCATCCGTAGAAGCGTGAGAAGTTAATACCGATACTATAGCTAAAGTCTCTGCAGTATAGCTACCATTATAAGTGATGTTTATATAATCTCTACATAACTCTGAGATTTCCCAAAGCATAGTCTCATTTATAGAAGTTGCTTTTACTAAAGTATATCTTAAAGTCGAGTCTATTGTTATAGTTATTTTTGCTGACAAAGGACTACCTGTATCTGCTACGTCTGATTTGTATTGAGGGCTTCTTAATGCTATTGCTGCCATTATGTTATTGTTATTGTTAATTCGTTTGTAAAGCTGGAGTTTTCTAAAGCAATATCTACGTCTCTTCCTAGTGCCTTTTCTAAGTCTAACTCTAAATCTCTAGTGTATTGTTCAAATGGAGCTGAGAAAAAATTACTAGGTTTTAATCCTGTTAAATAAATACTCCTGGATATTAAAAAAGTCATACTTTTTCTTGGTAGAAATCTACCTGTTTTTTTATCTCTTACGTTTTCTAGTCCTTTAGTAATAACCCATTTGTCTATAGCTCCACGTAACCCTCCTTTTTTTCCAGACCCAGTTCCAAACTTGTAAGGACTCATAGGTGCTTTATTAAATCTAGCTAAAGACTTAGGAGGCATTTTAGAAGGAGCTGCACCTTGTACACCTAAATCATAAAACGAAGCATAATCTGTAGCCAAGAAATCTAAAATTATATCGTCACTTCCTGGTGAAACCTTACTTGTTAAGCTATTGTATAGTTCGCCATTAGAATTATTAGACTTAGCTAAATTATTTTTTGCTGCAGATATTACATTAATTGCAAATGCTTCAAGTACTTTTTCAATCTCGTCAAACTCTAACATATATAAATATCGTTTTCTACTGTTATGTTTACATTCATACTCCAGCCTACCAGCTCGTTCTCAAACCTATCAAAGAAAGGTTCAAATGTTACATCTGTGCTGACCTGGTACATATCGTTAAATAAAGTTCCAGATCTCATTTGTTCTACAAGTTTATTTCCAACTCCAAGCTGAGTATTTAAAATATCCATCTCATCTGTGTTGCCAGTATATTGGTCTACTACTATAGCTTTGTTAATATCTATAATATCCATTAATAGTATAGTCATATTATAAGTTAAGACTTGGCCGCTTTGTACAACGTTATTCATAATAATATGAGACAAAGGAAATATAGTTTGCTTTCTTAAATCAATTTGTGTAATGTCTCCAAATGTTACAGTCTTTACAAAAGGGCTTTTTAGTAGCTCCTCTTCTAGTTTAGACATTATTAAATAATAACTTCTTATACCTCTTTTATTACTCATCGTTTTATTTCTTTTTTATTTTTTGCGTTTGTAATACGTTTTTTTCTTTTATGTACATTAAAGCACTTAGACATTTATGAAAATTCATATTAGTAACCTCATCTAATTTCGTAACGTCTTCTTTTGCAAGTCTCCAGATAGAGTGATACCATCCATATTTAACATTGAAGTTAGCTTCTCTTGATAGATCTGCTTCTGCTCCTGACTCAAAGAGCTCTTCATAACTTCTACTAACTCCTTCTCTAAAGTCCAAAAAAAAAGCATAGAACCCATTACTAAACTAAGTGGCATCTTTAACATTACTTCCCAATAAGTATCGCCTTTATAGTTTTCGATTTCATAACTTCCTTTAAAAGATTGTACGACTGGTCTATATAAAACAGCCATAGCTTTGTGCATATTTTCCCAATCTACTATATAACTATCTACGTCTACATACTCTCCAAAAGTCATATCGTCAAGCTGTGGAATAAAGCCAAATTCCATTTTATCAAATTTCCACCTACAAATTAGTGGAGGCTTTTCGTTTAGAGCTTTATTGATTTGGTCACAGATCTTATATACATCACTCATCTTGTATGTATAGGTTTTGGCTGGAGGAACTCCACAAAATATTTCTAGCATTTTTAAAGCTATCACGTCTTCTTTTAAACTCTCGTCTTCACACTCCTTTAGAAACCTTTGGTATTGCTCTAAAGTTATTTCCTCCATTCTACTTGGTACGTTGACTTTTAATTCCATATACTTATATAACGTTAATTTTAAAAATTTTCACAAAAAAAAGGGCAGTCGTTAAACTACCCTAATTTAAACAAAAAACCATTACTATATTATAGGAAAACAAAACATAATATAGTCATTAAAAACAAAGCTATAAATACTACTTTTAATAGTTTCATAATTTCGTTTACCTTTCTTGGACTTCTACCTTGGTTACTTCGATATTGTCTCATTACTCTTTCTCTTTGACTTTTTATATACTCCTCGTTATTCATTTAAAAATAACATTTTGAATATTCTATATAATAATTTTACGCAAGACATTACTCCTACTGAACAAAAAGTTAAGGCAAAAACTATAGTAGTAAATTGAATTACTAGTGCAGCCCAAGTACTTAAAAAGTCATCTAATTTTTCTCTAGTCATATTTTATTGTTTATAATTTTCTTTGTTAATAATATTATTTTCTAAATCTAATATAGTATAGCCTTGAGATGCTAAAAGTCTTATAGCTTTCTTTTGCTCTTTGACTCTCTCTTGAATCCTATACGTCTCGAATATTTCGTTTGATATTGGCATAATTATTGTTTTTGAGTTAAATTGGGAAGTCCCCATTTGTTATAAGTAATTTGGAAATCAAAGTCAAACCCACAATACTCACATAGGAACGAGTGTGGATGACTATACTTATTACAATTATCGCATTTAGTTTTTTTCATATTATGAAATTGTAAAAGTTTTAGGACATTCTTTTGCTATTGTTCTTGCACTACTAACATTATTGTTTGAGGCTTCACAAATTAGTTTAGCTAGTTTGTCTTGCATTTCGTGTAAGTCTTCTTGCCAAATCATATCACAAAGGAAAAATTTGTCTCCTAAGATATTAGCAAGTTTCTTAATAAATTGTTTGTTTGTTTTCATTTCTCTTGTTTAAATTAAAAGGATTTTGATTTGTCATTGAGTAGGTGCTCCTTGTTTACACCTTTTTTACTATTCTAGGATAGCTCCTTGGTTGCTTCGTTAGGTTTCGCTTTGACCTTTGCTCACTCTACCAGTCTGAATATGTTGAGACTTTGACTTTAACAACAATATAAAGTTACTAAAAGTTTTCCACATTTCCAAATTAAACACCACAATATCCAGAATCACACTCATTAAAATCATCATCAAATAAGGATGTTTGTTTAAAGCTGTTTTTAATTTGTTCATAGCTCATACCATTTTTAAAAGTTCTAACATTATAACCAGTATCTTGTTCAGCATCTATAAACCATTGATATTTATTAGGGTGTTTATCTGATAGATGTTTTAATAAAACTGGAGTTCTATGGAAACATCCAACACAATTATTCATATAAGCAAATCTTACTGGCTTGTCCTTCCAGTATTGTTCAATAGTATCTTTATATATATTGTCTTTTATTAATGGGAACATAGGTTTTTGCCACTCAATATCTGCCCATTTGTTTTGTGTTTTTCTTTTACCTACAATAGTTTTAAATGTACTCAATCCATTTTTATTAGTTTTACTTAACATTGTTTTTGCTCTACTTCCTTCGTTTGCCCTATAACCGATATTCATTTTTATAGGTTTATTAATTTTTTTTTGCCACCAATTAAATATTGGTTTTAATTTCATTTCAGTTGTACAAAATCTTTGAGTAACATTAGGTAAATACTTTTTATCCTTTCTTACAATAATTTCATCAAATGTTTTACCAGTAACCCATTCAATCTTTTGACCTATGTATTGTTCTAAATCTAACATAGTATAGATAATTTCATCTTCTTCAAGTGTCCCTATAAATTCAGTTCCTAATCTATCTGAAATTTGTTGTCTTATTTTGGCATCTAGAAACAAACATTTTTTGTCACTAGTTCTGACTAAAGAAAAAACATTGTAGTCAGCTTTATAATTGGCTGCAATATAGCTTGATGTTTTTCCACCACTTAAAGAATTAACTGTTTTCATATTATTTCCAAAACTCTACTTTTCCGCATTTAGGACAGTAGAAATAAAAACCATTTTGTAGTGAACCAGTAGGTGTCATAGGTATTTTACAAAACCTACAAGTCTTACCTGATTGCGTACTTTCCATAATTAGGTTTAGCTAGTTTGTTATAAATTCCATACCTGAGACTATCTATAAAATGATTCCATTTGTCTTCTGGGACGTTTAGTATATTTCCATTCTTGTCCTCTTTCCATTTATAGTTTCTAAATTCCTTTATAGCGTTTTGACTATTTTTCTTTACGTGAATAGTATATCTCTTTAACATATCAATTCCTATATTAATAGAGTCTCTACCTTTTGTGCTTGGTTTTATATTCCATCCATATCTATACAGCTCGTCTATTGTTTTTGGTTCTGCTGAATCTGCAAAAATCTCATCACGCCTACCTATTTCTAAGTTTAGTAATTCATTATGTATATCTCTATTAGTCATTCCAGTTCTATATAATAGCTCCTCGCAATAAAGGTTGGTATCGTGTAAGTAAATTTTTGAGATGCAAGTGGGGTCGTTTGTATAACCAAAATCCATTCCGAGTGAAACGAACTTAGCATTTTCTGGTATAGTATCTATTTCTCTAAATTGAAATATAGTTGCTTTACTTTGTCCTACTTCACCAAGTCCATATATCCTCCAATAGTTTTCGTCTGTAAATTGTAGTCTTTCTATTTCTTTTACTATCGATTCCTCTAGGAACTTATTGTTTTTATAAGTAGTTCTAAAAAAGTCTGCGTCTTCTCTAACTTTGACTTTGTCATATATCCAGTGAAAATCGTCTGAAGGGTTGTAGTCTAATATGACTCGACCTATTGTTCTGAATATTAACTGGTTCCAGTCTTCCCAGGTGCACTCGTTTGCTTCATTCAAAAAAAGTATATCTCTTTTACGTCCTCTTACTTTTTGTGGTGAGTCCAGGGAAATAAACTCTATTAGGTTTCCATTGATTTTATATTCGCTACTTGTCTTGTTGTGGTCTTCCTCTTTATACAGCTCGTGTGTTTTAAGGATTTCGAAAAAATCTCTCATAGCTGAAGTCCTTAAAGCTGGAAAGGTTTTTCTACAAATAGATATTATTTTGTTTTTATTTCTTAGGCTGTATCCAAATATAATCCAGATCAATATATTATAAGTCTTCCCAGACCTAGAACCTCCTTGTTCTATTATTATTTTCTTTTGGCTTTTTTCTAAGTGTTTCCAAACTATGTTTGTTTTTAAGTCTCTCACTCAATTACTTCAATTCTAAATTCTTTATTCTCTCCAGTATCTATTTCTTGTCTAGGTATATAGCCTCGATTCTTGCCTATAGTTTTTAAATAAAATATTATAGAAGTTTCTTTTTCAGAATTTATACAATCAAATAGTTTAGACTCTACAAAATCTATAGCAGCATTTTTTATATCTAAGACTTTAGCCTTATACTCTTCGTCCTCCTCAAGCCATCTATAATGAGTTATTCTACTTATACCTACACTTTGACAAGAGGTTGTTACTATACCATAATACTCCTCTAAGGCTTTAAGCATTTTACTTTTATTGTCTTCAGTTTTTTCTAACATTATATCTTTTTTATAGTGTAACATTTGTAACATCACCCTACTAATATAACGTAAATTTTTAATTTTTATCTATTAGGGTATTGTATAACTTTTCTTTGTAAGCTAATTTGTCTATAAGTTCATTTACTTGTTCTAAAGAATCTGGAGTTTTTAAGACTTTAATTTTATCAAAAACTATTAATAATTCCTTGGAGGATATAATCTCATTTTTAATAATATTTAACCAGGTTTTATATTCAGGCTTTCTACATTTTATTTCGTCAAACATATTTGTTCTGTATAGTATTGTCGAATGATCTGCAGACTTTCCTTTCGTGTGGTAGTATTTTGCTATTCCTGTATAGGTTTTGTTCTTTAGTTTTCTCATTATAAAGTCAAAGAAGGCTCTAGCGTCTACGTGGCTTTGTGTCCTTCGATTCTCGAATATATCTATTTCAGTTAAACTTATTACTAAGTTTGCTATTTTGTCGTATTCATTCATAATTAAAACAATTTAATTTGTTCGGCATTTAGGTTTTGTTCAATTCCAAGAACTGTATCTAATATGGTTTTACCAGCTTCATAGTCTACAAGGTTTCTGGCTATCTTTTGTATAGTTTGTTTTCCTTTATAGTTCCTAAAATTATAATCGTGGAATACACACCATTGTCCTACTTCGTTTACATCCTCCATACTTATACTTTTTCTTGTACTTAAAACTGAAGGCAAATTAAAGTTAGTCCAGTATAAATGTCTACCTCTTTTTTTTGCTGGAATTAATGGGTCGTAATAGGGTATAACATTCTCTACTACATACTTGCCATCAAAGTAGTGCTTTAAAAATATTATTTCTTGGTAGAGTTTCATATCTGGGTATAAAGGTTTATGTGAGGCTTTAATAGATTTCCTAGAACCAAAGGCTGCTCTACTATGTGAGGGACAAGGAGGACTAGTCCATATAAAATCAAACTCTCTAAAGTGGTCTAATAGATATTGGTGTGCGTCTGCTACTATTACTTTGTCTTTTGGGAATCGTTCCTGGTACATTCTACCTAACTCAGGGTCTAACTCTACTGCAGTGATTTCGTGCTCGTCTCCCCACTTATATCTATTGCCTCCAAGACAAGCATATAAATTTAATATTCTCATCTTTTATTTAGGCTATAATCATTTAAGTACATTTCCATTGTAGGCTTGAAATCTCTAATAGAAGTACAAGTAGGGTGTTTTATCTTTAACATCTTTTCCCACTTCATAAATAAGAACTCTATTTTTTTCAAATCTTTTCTAGCTTTAGCATACGAAACTTTTATAAATTCTCTAACGCAATAAGCTGCAACTAACTCTTTTCCATAGGTTTGAGTTAAGTTAGATAGTTTGTTTAGTATGTAATAAGAGAAGTCTTTGTCCTCTACCTTAGCAGTTCCTATCTTAAACTTTTTATTGTTGTAAGTAAAAAACAAATGTATAATATTCCCTACAGTTATATTATCAGTATTTTCTAAATAAGTTTTATAAAC